AAAAAAAATAAAAGAAATATTACAAGAGCACAATAAGTCTACAAAATATTTTTCTGAAGAGGAGTAATTATGCCTTTTACTTTATCTGACCAGATTTTTGCTCAATTATCTAAGTTTAAATCAAAATTCGAATTAAACCCTAATCTGGCTCCTGGTGATAAATTAATAAAATATCATAATATTGATGATATATATAAATGTTTAAAAAACTTGAATACTAGAAGTAGAGGACTAACTTTAGAAACTCTCACATTATCAGATTTAGTAGATATTTTTAAAAAGCAAAAAAATGTATTATCTGATAGAATCAGAACTAGCGAAAGTGTTAATACTGGTAGATTTATGGATGGAACAACATATACTCTTAATACGGTAACTCAAAATCAATTTGAATTTAAGTCTCGAAATAAACCCATAATACTATTACTAGGCAGATGTCAAACAGAATCTATAGGTAATGAAATATGGAAAAGACTAGATGGTAAAGTTGATGTAATTAATTTATTTACAACCCTATACATAAAAAAAATAAAACTAGATTGCCCCATAGACTTATTGATGTTTGAGTTAGCCAATCCCATTGGCAACAGAGTAATAGACAAAAGATGTATTAAATTTAATAGGTTAATATATCCAACATTGCCACCTCTTAAAAAAGAGATTAATTTTACAGCTTATGATGATGTAGATAAGTATAAACCTTATGAAAATAATAACTATATTATAGATGCTAGGTCAGCCCCAAAAGATAAAAAAGATGAGCATATAACCAGACCTACTTTAATTAATTTATTCGATGGTATGATCTCAGATGTGGTACATCAATTTAAGAACAACTATAACTATAAAACAATGAATTGGAAATAAATGTGTAAACAAATAAAATTTTAATTTTATTTTAAAGACACCAATGAAATATCAGAAGTATATTCTGCGAAGTAATAAAGAGCATACATCGAGCCATTTCTGCATAATGAAAGTTAACTATGAATAAAAAAAGAGGACAGCTTAGCTTAGATGAGCAAAAATACATTAAAAATAATGTACATAAGTTATCTATTGAAGAAATAGCAAATCATCTTAATCGTAGCGAAACTCCCGTTAATAAATATATAGAAGAAAATAAACTTTTTACATCAGAAGATACTCAAGAAATAGAAGTACTAAAAAGAAGACTACACTCTAAGACCTTTTGGGAAGAGATAAAAAAACAATTTGATGAAGACACCGGAGAATTAGCATATGTTGAGAATACATGGATTAATTTAATTAAACAATTTAGAGAAGACGTTTTACCAGCAGAAGAATTGCAAATGAAACAGTTTATTACAATTGATATTTTGATTAATAGATCTATGAAAGAAAGAAAAAGGCACATAGCAGAAACTGAGAAATTGCAAAAACAAGTAGATGCTGAATACACCATAGTAGAATCTCAAAGAGATATCCCTAAATTAGCTAATTTAGAAACACAACTTAGTTTTGCTAGAAATAGTATTGCTAATTACACTAATGAATATACTAAGTTATTAAATGAACAACAAAAAATTAGTAAAGATTTAAAAGCCACAAGAGAACAAAGAATTAAAAGAATAGAAGATGGAAAAAGCTCTTGGGTAGGTTTAATTAGAATGCTAGAAGATGAGGAAATAAGAGAAAAAACGGGTAAAGAAATGAAAATATTGGCAATGGCTTCTGAAAAAGCTAAAGAACAATTGTCAGATTACCATTCTTATCTTGATAACGTAGTAGACCAGCCTTTATTAACCGAGGAAACTGTTAAAAATGATTAGAGATTTTAATAATCCAGAATATAAAAAATGGAGAAAAGAGGTTTATTCCAGAGATAAGTTTCAGTGCCAATGGCCGTACTGTAATAAAAAAACACAATTAAATGCACACCATATTAAAAAATGGTCTGATTATCCTGGCTTAAGATTTACTATAAATAATGGTATCACATTATGTAAAAATCATCATAAATCAATAACTGGAATGGAAGATATCTATGAAGCAATTTTTTTAAAAATAGTAGCTTCAAAATCTAAATAAATATGAATAATTCAGATTTTACAATTATTGTAGACACAAGAGAACAACAGCCGTGGTCATTTGAGCACTATATCACGGCTAATAAAAAATTAGATACCGGAGACTACAGCATAGCCGGTATGGAGAACATAATAGCTGTTGAACGTAAAAAAAGTGTTAATGAAATTGCTAATAATATTACGGAGAGTCGATTTACCGATGTGATAAGTCGCTTATCTAGTATTAAGTATCCATTTATGTTAATGGAGTTTGATATAGAAGATATTTTGATATATCCCATTGGCTCCAACCTGCCTAAAAAACTTTGGGATAAAACTCGTATTACACCCCAGTTCATTATGAAAAATGTGCTGGAATGGCAATTATATCATAATATTAAAGTAATTTTTTGCGGTTCCGCATCTAATGCTGAAAAAATAGCTAAATATATTTTCGACAAAATCTATAAAATAGAAAACAAATGAATACAACATTATTTGATAATGCGTGGTTAGGGCTTGGTGATTTAAATGCCTTAAGTATTACAGATAATCCTATGATACATAGGACTAAAGAAGAGATAGAGAATCCAGATCTACATCTCATGAAATTATTAAGAAATCCTCAATATATAGGATCTACTTGTAAATTATTATTCGGTATAGAATTACATCCTATGCAGATAGTAATTTTACAAGAATTTTGGATTAGACCATTTCCTATGTATGTTGCTAGTCGTGGATGGGGAAAGTCTTTTTTATTAGCTCTATATGCAGTGTTAAGGTGTGCATTTTTTCCTGGCACAAAAGTAGTTATTGTTGGTGGTGGTTTTCGACAAAGTAAAATTCTATTTGAATACATGGAAAACATATGGAGAACCAGTCCTATATTACGTAGCATATTTTCCGCTAATGATGATGGTCCCAGAAGAGATGTTGATAGATGTACTTTAAGGCTTGATGAAAGCTGGGCTATGGCCATCCCAATGGGTGATGGTAGTAAAATTAGAGGATTAAGAGCACATATAATTATTGCTGACGAATTTGCTTCTATTAGTCCAGACATTTATGAAACGGTTGTGTCTGGTTTCGCAGCTGTTTCTGCTAGCCCCATAGAGAATGTCAAAGAACAAGCTAAAAAAGAAGCCATGAAAAGTTTAGGTATGTGGAATAATGAACTAGAAACACTTAATATTAAAATGGGTAATCAGGCTATTATATCGGGTACAGCTGACTACGGATTCAAACATTTTGCACAGTATTGGAGAAGATATAAAGCGATTATTAAAAGTCAGGGGGATCATTTAAAATTAAGAGAAATTTTTGGTGATGAAGTACCAAGTAATTTTAATTGGCAAGATTATTCTATTATTAGAGTGCCGTATGAATTAATACCAAAAGGATTCATGGATGATAAACAAGTGTCTAGAGCGCGAGCTACTATTCATAGTGGTATATATAATATGGAATATGCTGCTTGTTTTATTAATGATAGTGAGGGATTTTTCAGGCGTTCTTTGATAGAAAGTTGTGTTGTTAATGAAACCTCCCCTATCTATATCAATAATCAACCAGTATTATTTGATGCTATAACTAAGGGTCATCCCGGATGTAATTATGTATATGGTATAGATCCAGCTTCAGAACAAGATAATTTTAGCATAGTTATATTAGAAGTTTATCCATCCCACTCTAGAGTTGTATATTGTTGGACAACAAATAGAAGCAATTTTAAAGAAAGGCAAAAAACAGGACTTGTGCAAGAGCACGATTTCTATGGTTTCTGTGCTAGAAAAATTAGAAATTTGATGAAGGTGTTCCCACCATTAAAAATAGGTATTGATGCCCAAGGAGGGGGTGTATCTATTGAAGAAGCATTACATGATCCAGATAAGTTATTTGAGGGAGAAAAACTAATTTGGCCTGTAATTGATACTGAAAAACCCAAGGACACAGATAGTCAATCAGGTTCGCATATCTTAGAGTTGATTCAGTTTGCTAGGGCTGACTGGACTTCTCAGGCTAATCACGGATTAAGAAAAGATTTAGAAGACAGGGTATTATTATTCCCTAAATTTGATAACTTAACATTAGGTTTAGCTTTAGATAGGGAAGGAAAAAGTATTATTGACACAGATCTTAATAATCTATATGATAGTGTTAGTGAATGTATTCTTGAGATAGAGGACTTAAAAAGCGAATTGACTACAATAGTAATGACACAAACCAGTAATGGTCCTAATGCTAGAGATAGATGGGATACTCCAGAACTAAAATTACCTAATGGTAAAAAAGGAAGACTAAGAAAAGATAGATATAGCTCATTAGTTATAGCCAATATGTTAGCTAGGCAACTAAATCGATCTCTAGAACCTATTAATTATGATATAATAGGAGCAAATCTCAAAAACATTACTACTGGTTCAGATAATAAAATGTATAAAGGTCCAGATTGGTTTGTTTCTGGAGCAAATGATTTAGGAATTTATAAGGGTATATATAGATAATTGTGTATTATTATGATAATACTATTACAATTCAATTACAATAGAATTAAATAAATATGAAAAACAATAATATTCCGGACGCTCAAACCAATCCAGAAGACCGTCAAGCTTTTAGAGCTTGGGGAGATGATATAGAGAGTAGAAACACAGCTGTTTCTGAATCTTCTAAGGCTTTAGAGGAATATATTGGTTTAAATAGGGCCTTGGGTTATGCTGGTCGATACGGTAATGATTACTCTAACCTAGACTCCCACACATCTAGCAGGCCCGGTTTAACTAGAAGAGAATATGACTATTTTAGAAGAGCAGAGGCCATACCCACTCAAATTAAAGATATTATGTCTCATGCTGAAAATATCTATCAAAGAGTAGGTTTGGTTAAAAATGTAATTGATCTTATGGGTGATTTTGCATCACAAGGAATTAGATTGGTACATAGAAACAAAAGAATAGAAAGATTTTATAGGCAGTGGTTTAAAAAAATAAATGGCAGGGACAGAAGTGAAAGATTTTTGAATAATCTATATAAGAGTGGCAATGTAGTTGTTAATAGACAAACAGCTAAGATAAGTTTAAAAGTAACAAAAAAATTATATACAGCAT